CGCGCTGATCGCAAGCCTGGGGGATGGTTCGGAAAAGGTGTTCTACCACCTCGGGGTGAGCCCGAAGCGCCTTGCCGAGCTGACCGCCAAGCTTGCCGAAGACCCGAGCGGCATTCAGGCCTCCATCTACCTTGGGCGCCTGTCTGCCGAGCTGACTGCACCAGCACGAAGAACCAGTAACACGCCTGCGCCGGCAACCACGGTCAAGGGTGACGCGAGTACGACTGACGCAGGTAAGGCCCTGCATCGGAAGTACCTCGAAGCCCACAAGCGTGGCGACACGCAGGCCGCGTTCAACCTCCGGCGCGAAGCGAAACAAGCAAAAATCAACGTCAACTCTTGGTAAGGAATTAAACGATGGCAACTTTGACCGCTGGCAAGATCGCCGAGGTTATGTTCGACAAGGCTCTGGAGACCTACGAGCCTCAAGACATGCTTCTGCCGACCACCACCTTCATGGAGCCCGATGCGGCGACCATGCAAAACTCCGGCAACACCATCTGGCGCCCTGTGCAACAGCATCGCCCTGTACTGTCCGGCTTTGACCTGACCGGTCAGGAGCAAGGCATCATCGAGGAGACTTACGCGGCCTTCCTCGGCACCCCGAACAACGACCTGGTCAGCCTGCGTGCTGACGATATGCGCGACACCCGTTTCTGGGAGCGCGCCGGCGAAGCTGCTGGTCGTCAGCAAGCAACCCAGCTGAACAAGGATATCGCCACCGCAATCGGCACCCAAGGCGCGATGTATATCCGCTCCAACGCCACCAGCGGGTACGACTTCATCGCTGAAGGCCAGGCGCTGATGAACGAACGCCAGGGCGCCAAGTCCGAGCGCATCTTCATCCTCAACGACCGCGACAACCTGAAATACGCCAAGGACTTGGCTGCTCGCCAGACCCTGCAAGGTCGTCCTGAAAGCACATGGGCCAACGGACAGATCGGCCAGAACGTCGCCGAATTCGACGTGTACACCGGCTCGTTCCTGCCAAACCTGGTCGGCGGCGCTGACCCGGCCACCACTGTGACCGCCGATCAGTCGTTTGCGCCTACGGCCGGCACCGTGAACGCCGTCAACAACACCGTGACCAACGTCGATTATCGCTATGCAACCATCGCGGTTACGGCTTCGGCGGCGTACAACATCGGCGACAAGGTGACGATTGCCAACGGCGGCGTGACCATCAAGGCCCTGGGCTTGGCTGACAAGTCGAACACTGGCCAGGCGATGACCTTCACCATCACCGGCAAGCCGACCGGCACGTCGTTGCAGATCTCGCCGAAGCCGATCGCAGTCAATGACCCAGCGCTGAGCGCGCTGGAGAAATCGTACGCCAACGTCGATACGCGCATCCTGAACACCGCAACCGTGAACCGCGTGAATATCGATGCGTCGAAGAAGACAAACCTCTTCTATGACAAGGATGCCGTCGAAGTCCTGGGCGGTACCATCCCTGCCGAGTTGTTCAAGTCGTTCGATGGCCTGAAGGTCATCAACTCGACCATGAAAAACGGCCTGAAGATGTACATGATCTACGACGCCAACATGATCAACCTGCAGTTTCGCTTCCGGTTGTTCACCTGGTACGGCGTCACCGTCGCCGATCCATCTCGCTGCGGCGTTGCTACCTCCTTCTAAGAAGGCGGCGTAGCATTGAGGGGCCGAAAGGCCCCTTTCTTTTATCTGAGGAATGAACACATGGCTTGCATCCTGTACCGCGAAGGCAAAGGCACCATTGCGCATGGCGTCGAGTGCGAATCCACCACCTGCGAGATCGAGCACCTCGACTCTATGATCAAGAGCGGCTGGCTCCAGAATCCCCCGGGTTATGAGCCGCCAGAACCAGTGGCTGTTGAAGAAGAGATCGCCGAAGAGGATGACGACAGCGAGACCGTCGAATCCCAGCTTCGCGCCGATGTGAAGCGCCTGGAAGGCGACGTCGAGCAGGAAGAAACCGCCGACGGCAACCTCGACCCTGTGCGCATCCAGGCCCGCGAAGCCGGCATCGAAGGCTGGGACACCAAGCGCATCACCACCCTGAAAAAAGCCCTGGAGGCGTAAATGAGCCAGCTCAAGGTCGATAGAATCAGCGCGGCTTACTCCAAGCTGCGGATCTCGGGTCTGACCGTTCTGCCGAACCCGTCTGACCTTGAGCTGGCCCTTGGCGAGCTCGAAAATATGATGTCTGAGCTCGCATCTCGAGGCATCGAGGTAGGCTACAACTTCGAGGAAGTTCCTGACCCGAACAGTGATTTGAACGTCCCACAAGAATTCTGGAACATGATCGCCACGAACCTGGCTACGCGTCTGGTGCCTGACTTCAACAAGGAGGCGTCGCCAGTTCTGTTTGCTCAGGCCGCGCAATCCTTGTCCCAGGCCTCCAACGTGTGCGCCCGCAACCGTATCCGCCAGGTCGCCTACCCATCCAGGCAACCGGTGGGCAGCGGAAACCGCATCTACGCCCGCTGGCAGCGCTTCTATTCCGACATGCCCGGCCTTCCGCCGAACGTGCCGGCCACGCTGTACATCATGCAGGGCGAGACGAACGACTATGAAGAGTCCTTTGCCGCGTACCTGAACACGGACGAATACATCCAGACGATCGAGGTGGTTTGCGACAGCGGCCTGGTGATAATTTCCAGCTCATTCCTCGACGGCGTTGCTCATTACCGGCTCAATGCGCCGGTCGAGTTGTCTGCCGGCGCCTGGCAACAGGTCAAGATCACCATGACCACCACCGAAGGCCGCATCGATATCCGCATCATTAACTTCGAGGTCGCGCAATCCGTGACCGTCGGAACCCAAGGGGTATGACATGGCATTCACTCAAGAAAAGATCGCCCGGGCATCCGTTCAAACCCAGGGGATCTTTAACAACTACGTCTACCGGACGAATGACACCATCGCACAGGTGAAGTCCGCCGGGTATTTCGACAAATGCAGATTTGCCGTAGAGGATGGTCAGGCCACCAACGGGGACGGCTGGAACGGCGGAAACATTGAGTGTTATTGCAGTGACGGGTACATCGTTGGCCAGATGGATGCATCTGCTGGAACCTTGACCGTGCTTTTTTCCTCGCCGACGGTGATCACCACCACGGATATAGTCATTTCGGCATCCATGGCCAACCAGATTCCTGGTGCTCTTGGTACGCCTCTGAAAGTCAGCTTCGGTTCATTGCAAGTTACGCCAAAGCTTGATCTGAGCGCTGCAGGAGACTTCACCTGCAAGGTGCCAGGGAGGTTTAACTTCGTCTTCACGGCCCAAGCTGGCCGAACAGGTGGCGCCGGAGTGGTTAACCTGTTCCTTCGGCTTGTGAAAAACGGGGTTCAAATCGGGAACACTGCATTGGCCAGGATCGATAATGCCAACGCCGTAATACCGCTAAGATTCCCTGTGTCCTTTGATCTCATTGCAAATGATGTCGTGTCAGCCTTCATTGTCCAGGACGCCAGCGGTATTGCTGGTGCTGGTGGACTCTACTCGGTAACGCCATCGACTGCTGGCTGGGCGACTTCTCCGTCTGCCGCCGTGGTGGTGTCCCAACTGTCCTCGGTGGTGTAATCCATGCCAAGCCAAAAGATTCCGATCACGCTCATCAAGGGCGACAAGATCAGCGACCAGACCGACTATCTGGACGTGCTGCCAGAGAACATGTATGCCGTGCCCAAGCCGGTTATGGGGGCCGCGGGCTTCATGCTGCAGCACTCGGGCCTGACTGAGTACGGCACAGGTTCCGGCCCTGACCGTGGCGGAGTGTGGAATGAGCGCCTGCAAGAGCACTTCCGAGTCTCCTACACCCAGTTCATGATCGTGAACGCCGACGGCACCAATCAGCGCTTTGGCAACATCCCCGGCGCCGAACAGGTCTCAATGCCCTACTCGTTCAACACCCAGGCGGTGATCGGCGGCGGGGCGTTCTGGCTTTACGACCCAGTGAATGGCTTCCGACAGGTGCTGGACCCGGACATCAAGACGCCAATCGATGGGACCTGGATCGACGGCTATTACTTCCTGACCGACGGCCAGTACCTCTATCACACAACGCTTGCCAATGAAGAGGCGTTCGACCCGCTGGCCTTCGCCACGGCGGAATTCTCCCCCGACCCGACGCTGGGCGTGGGCAAGACCGCTGATGACAAGGTGATCGTGTTCGGGCGATACACCACCGAGTTTTTCGCCAACGTCGCCTCGGATAACTTCGCCTTCAGCCGCATCCAGGCCAGGGCGCTGAAGATCGGCATTGTGGCCACGCATGCCAAGTGCGAACTCAAGCAGTCCTGGTACTTCGTTGGCAGCCGCAAAGAGTCAGACCTTGGGATTCATGTGCTCGGCGTGGGATCGAGCCAGCAGATCAGCACTCGGGCCATTGACCGTATCTTGGCCCAGTACACCGAGCCACAGCTTGCCGATATGTCCATGGAGGCGGTCGAGGTTGATGGGATGTCATTCGTCTACATCCACCTTCCCAATGAGACTCTGCTGTTCAACGAGACGGTTGCTACGGCGTCTGGCGTCGATAACGCCTGGTCGATCCTCAAGCGCGGCACTGGTTCGCTCCCATGGCGCGGCATCAACGGCGTGTTTGATCCTCGCCTTGGCCAGTGGGTATTCGGTGACAAAATCGACCTTCGCCTGGGTATTCTCGACCCAGTGTCCGTAGATCAATACGGGGAAATGGGCGAGTGGGTGCTTTACACCCCGTTCCTGTACCTCGAAGGCATGTCAGTCGATAGCCTGAACATCGACATCATGCCGGGCCACTCTGCGAGCGATGACGCCACGCTGTTCGTTTCCGTGACCTACGACGGCGTGACCTATGGGAAAGAGACCACGGCGGCCTATGGCTCGCCTGGCAACTACAATCAGCGGTACATCGTGAACCGCATGGGCTATGTGCGGAACTGGATCGGCTTCAAGCTGCGCGGCGCATCACGCGCCAAGATGGCATTCGGACGGGGGTATCTCGAAGTTGGCTAATAACGATCTCTCACTGGGGCTCTCGGCCTCGGAAGTCATGAACATGACCGGCTGGCCAGACGCGATGGTCAGCGACTACGTGTCCCGGGGCGCTGACTACATGATCACCGGCCTGGGCAGCCCTGAAGGCGTGGTGGCCTCCAACCGGACGCGACAATACTGGGCGACCGACGACGAGAAGCTTTACATCAACTCGAAGGTCGGCTCTCGAACCGGCTGGGTTCCGGTCGTATGACCTTCAGGCCGGCTTTCCTCTGCGAGGACATGGGCGCCCTCTACTGGGAGCCCAAGTATCAGGTGTGGCGATGGACCAAAGGGCGCATTTATGCGTCCTTGACGCGTGAAGGGGATGCGATTTTCTGCCATTTCTCGGCGCTGGACTCGGTCAAGCGCATGAAAGAGGCCGTAAATGAGTTCTGCGCGCTGGCCTTCGAGCTGTTGCCCTGGTGCACAATGATCATGGGCTGCATCAAGCGGGAAAGTGTGGTTCGGCTTGTCCAGAAATGCGGGTTCGTCCATGTGATCGACACCTGCGGTCTAAAAATCTATGCGAGGTACAGAACATGAGTGGCGGATCAAGCGATAGCGGTGCAGAAGACGCGGCAGAAGTGCAGGCCCAGGCCCAGCGCGAAGCCCTTGATTATCTGAAGTCAACCGAGCGACTTCCACAGGCTCTGCGCGAAGGCGCATTGACCGGTCTTGGCTCGGAATACGGCCTGACCCTTGGCGCCAATGGAAAGTTCGTGTCCGACGGCAAGAGCATTGTCCAGCGGGCCGAAGACAGTCCCTTCTACCAGACAATGGTTCAGCGCGGCGAAGAGGGTGTTCTACGCAATGCCTCGGCCACTGGCGGTTTGCGCTCTGGCAACACGAACGAGGCGCTTGCTTCCGTCAATCAGAATGCCTTGATGGCCTCCTACGCCAACCAGTTGTCGGGCCTTCAGGGAATGGCGCAGCTCCCGTCGAACGCCAACAACATCGCCGGCTCTATGGCTGGCATCGGCCAGACCTACGCCCAGGGCATGACCGCCCAGGCCAACTTCGGCGCCCAGCAGAGCCAGAACAACTTCAACAACGCCATGGGGGCCGGCGCGCTGGCGATGCAGGGCTATGAAACGTTCTCTGACGAGCGCCTGAAGGATGAAGTCGTGCTCCTCGGCCAATGCAACGGGCACAATGTCTACAAATGGGTGTGGAACGCCGCTGCCGCTGCGCTGGGGCTCGTTGGGCGCTCTGCTGGCGTGATTGCCCAGGAAGTCGAGAAGACGCATCCAGAGGCCGTCACAGAGCGCCGTGGTTACAAGGTGGTCAACTACGACATGATCGGAGTGGAAGCCCATGGCCTTTGAATACACGCCGCTCACTGCGCAGAACGCCCAGCGCCAGCGCGATCAGTATCAGCCCTTCCAAAGCCGCCAGGTGCCGAACGCTGGAGGTTCTGCTGCCAACCCCAATGCAATGCAACTGGCCAAGGCGATGAAGGGGCTTGGCGTTCTGTACAAGAGCATCAACGGGGCATCTGCAACGGGCAGCGCGGCATCGGCGGGCGGTACCGGTTACGGCCTGGGCAACTCTCTGGTTGCTGGCGAAGCCGGGAATGCCACATATGCCGGTGGATCCGCTGCTGGCAGTGCTGGATCGGGCGCGGTGGCCGGAGGCACGCAGGCGGGTTCTGCTGGCTCTGCTGGCGCAGGCGGGTTCGGTCAAGGCCTTGGCTATGCCGGCATGGCGAAGGACGCGTTCGGCGTGTATCAGGGCATGCAGACGCCACAGGGCCAGGAAGGGCGCGACGAGGGAACCATGATGGGCTCGGCGGCGGCGGCTGGCACTGGTGCTGCGTCTGGCTTCTCGGCAGGCGGCCCGGTAGGCGCGATCGTCGGCGCAGCGCTGGGCAACGAGAGCTACCAGTGGCAGCACGGTAACCGTGCAATGATGACCACGCCGAAGGGCATCCTTCAAAGCGAATTGACAGGCGGATTGGCCGCGCGCGACGTTGGTCGCTGGACTGGACTCTGGACATAACACCATGGCAACGAACCCATTTGCTGTAGACGCGGGCAACGACTTCTCCGCTGGACTATCTGGCCTGAGCGCCACGATGGCGAACATCCGCCAGGGCCGCATGGCAGAGGCCGAGCGCAAACGCCAGCTCGACGCCGAGCAGGAACAGAAAGCACGGCAGGCAGCCGCGAGCGCTGCCGCCCAGGAGGCGTACCAGAGCCGCGACCCGGAGAAGATGGCGAGCGTTTCGCTGCAGTATCCCGAGATCAGCAAGAACCTCTATCAGGTCGTTGGCCTCGACGATGAGCGCAAGGTGAAGGAGGCGGCAGGCTTTGCCCGGGACGTTCTTCTGTCATCCCCTGAGCAGCGCGAGGAGATCTTCAAGAACCGCATCCAGACGCTACAAGATGAAGGCCGCGATCCGACGCACACCGCCCGGGCGTACCAGGCCTATTTGCAGAACCCGAACGTCGCGCTCAACGGGATCGAAATGGATTGGGCCGCGGGCGATCCGAACGGCTACAAGGCTGCGGCTGAAAAACACAAAGCCGAGCAGCGCATGGCCCTGGAACAGATGAAGATGGAGCGCGAAGACGCTCGCTTCGACCGTGCCGAGGCTGGCCGCAACCAGCGTGCCTACGCCCGGGCAGCCGCAACAGCAGGCGGGAGTGCCGGCGACAAGCGTACCGCCCACCAGAAAGACTTCGAGGAATACAGGAAGCTTTCTGAAACCGATCCAGATGCGGCGAAGGCTTTTGGCCAGGCCGCTGGATTTGTGAGCAAGGAAGGTCGAGAGCTGGCCCCAGGCGTTCAATTGAGGCTGGCGAAAACGATTGACCAGGCAGTGTCGGCAGAAAATGACGTGAACAAGTTCAGAAACTTGGCCGACCAGATGGAGAAATCCAGCGCCAGCGGCGGCGTTGTTGGAAACGCTGCAGAGGCCCTTAAAGAGATCACGGGAAGCCAGGACGCAGTAAGTGACCTGCGTAAATCCGTGGCCGCTGTAAGGGCGGCTCAAGCTTCTGGCAACCTTCCCCCGGGCGCAGCATCGGATGCCGACGTAAAAATAGCGTTCGGCCCGATGCCTTCCGACAATGCCAGTCCAGCCCAGTGGGCAAGGTATCTTCGGGCGCAGGCGAATGTTCAGGAAGCAGCAGCCAAATATCATGGGTTCAAGGCCGATTATATATCCGACACCGGCAGCGAACGCGGCATGCTCCAGGCGTGGAAGGATAGGTCCAAAGGGGGCGCCAAAGCCACGCCTGCACCAGCGGCTAAATCGTCTGATGGCTGGGAGATCGTCGAATAATGGCCACTCAAGAATACAAAGTGAAAGCGCCCGACGGCCAGGTCATAACCCTGCGCGGCCCTGCTGGTGCAAGCCAGGATCAGGTCATCGCCCAGGCCAAGAAGCTTTATGCCCAGCGACAAGCGCCGGCTCCGGATGGCGCTCCAGCGTCGGATGGACAAGCCATGATGCCGGAGGCGTCGGCGGACACGGTCAACACTGAGTCTCCTGCGAATGCTCCTGCGCCAGCGGCAGAGGCCGAATCAGAAGAACCAGGGATGCTCGACAGCATCGGCAACATGATCACCGGCAACGATCGTCAGACACGGGCGACGCAGGAGTTGCCAGAGCTGCAGAACTCCGGGCTGCTGGCCAGCCTGGATATTCCTGCTGGCAAAGCCGCGGCTGTTACTGCCGCACTGGTCACGATGACCGACCCGCAAGAGATCGCGCAGACGCTGAAAGCGCTTTCTCCAGAAATCGGCATCCAGCAAGACGAAAAGGGAAATCTGATCGCGGCAAACAACGCCACCGGCGCCAGAGCAATGATCAACAAGCCAGGCACCAGCGGCATGGACGCACTGCAAACTGTCGGAATCGGCGCGGCGTTCGCTCCCACCGGTGGCGCGGCATCGGCAATTGGCGGTGGCGCGCTCAAGCAGGCAGCGGTTCTCGGCGGAACATCGGCGGCGACCCAGGCCCTGATAGAGGGTGGGCAGGCGGCGGCAGGCGGCGACTTTGACCCGAACGAGGTCGCGCTTGCTGGTGCGACTGGTGCAGCGCTGCCGCTGGCCATGGGTGCCGGTGGCGCAGTGATGGATGCGGCCAAGCGCGGCGTTCAGGTGATGCGTGGAGCGCCAGCGGCTCAATCAGAGATCGTGCAGGCTGCGAAGTCGGCCAACATCCCGCTCATGACCAGCGACATCGCGCCGCCGTCCACATTCGTCGGTAAGTCGGCGCAGACACTCGGCGAGCGAATCCCGCTGGCCGGGACCGGTGGTCTGCGCGCCACTCAGCAGGAAGCCCGGCAGCGCGCCATCCAAGAACTGGGCGAACAATACCCGGCGCCAAAGCCTGATCAGGTCATCGCTGGGTTGAAGGCGCAGAAGTCTAAGGTCATGCAGGCCGCTGGAAAGCGGTATGAGGAACTTCTGCCGATGGTTGACAGCCTGGGACCGGCGCCATATCCGAAGACCGTCCAGGCGATCGATGATGCGATTGCTGAGCTGTCCAAGCCCGGCGTGGTATCTAGCAAGGAGGCCGTGCAGGAACTCCAGCAGTTCAAGGACACGCTCGGCGCCGCCGATCAGACATACAGCACGCTCAAGGAGAACCGCACCGCGTTGCGCGAGGTGGTCAATTCCTACGACAACCAGGGCCGGAGCCAGTTACCGACCCGCGCCAAGTCGCTGATGAACCGGGTTTACTCGGCACTGAGCGGAGACATGGAAGAGGCGGCCACCGCCGCGCTGAGCCCGCGTGACCTGGCCAGGCTTAAGTCGGCGGACTCGATCTACCGGGGCCAAGCCGAGAAGATGACCCGGACCCGGCTCAAGTCCGTTCTCGACAAGGGTGATTTGACGCCTGAAGTGGCCGAAAACCTGCTGTTCAGCAATAAACGCAGCGAAGTGAAGAGCCTGTATGACTCACTCGACAGCAGTGGTCGCGAGGCTGCCCGGGCGACGGTCATTCAGCGGGCGCTCACAAAGGCTGGCGGCCTGGATAACCCATCACCGGAGAAGTTCATCGCAGAACTGCGCCGCATGGAGTCGCAGACTGGGATCCTGTTCAAGGGTGCTGAACGCAAGCAGTTGGAAGGGCTCAAGCAGGTATTGGCGGCCACCAAGCGCGCCGGGGAAGCGGGAGTTCAGACGGCCACCGGTCAACAGCTCTACGCGCCGATTGGGGCTGCTGCTGCTGGATCGTTGATTGGTGACTTCGGTGCGACACTGGCGGCTGGCGCTTCGGTCGGCGCGCTGGCCCGGGCCTATGAAAGCCCGGTAGTGCGCAATGCAATGATCAGGATTGGATCTTCGCCGAAGTCTGAGGCGTCGAAGCGGCTTGCTTTGCAGCTTGCTCGGCAACTGAATGCCGGTGCTCAATCAGCACGCGCTCAAGAATCTGGAGGACAGCAACAGTAAGGAAAAGTGAAACAGCGAGTTCGATCATAATGTCACCGCAAATCAAACCAAAAAGGTGAAAGACATGGCAGATACAAACGAGGTAAAGCCACCGTATACCTACTATCCGGACCCGACAAGGGGGCGCCCCGTATTCAATGGGTTCATATACGTAGGCGATCCTGATACTGACCCACAGATCGCAAGCAACCGCCTTGTTGTTCGAGCGGTTCAGGAATCCGGCGCCACGGTCGCCATTGCGCAGCCGATCAGGACCGGCGCTGGCGGCGTGCCAATGCTGAATGGATCTCCTGTTCAGCTCATTGTTGACGGCGAGTATTCGATTAAGGTTCTCGACGCCTCGGGCGCACAAGTCTATTACGCGCCAAGCTTGGTGGGCGGCGTTCGCCCGACGACAATCGTCCGCACTCAGGCCATCCCTCTGACGTTCACGATGCCTAACCGGTTCATCAACAAGAACCTCTTTGACCCCAATACGCAAGCCATCGACTACTACAACGCTCATCCGACAGTCATGGATTACGGCTTTCTTGGGGTTGCGCCTTTCAACTTCGAAAACATTCCCGTCGATCGCTTCGATCTGGCGGACTACAGCACTGCTGTTATTGACCTGGGGGTATTGTAATGTCCACTCAAATGCAACTTCGGGGCGGCACCACCGCCGAAACCCTGCTGTTCACGGGCGCTCAGCGCGAAGTGACGGTGGACACCGATAAGAACACCATTGTCGTGCATGACGGGGTGACGCCTGGCGGCTTTACCGTGGCGTCCGAGGCTCAAGTGGCCGACAGCACGTATTTCTATGTGGACAACACTGGCGGCGGCTCTGCGGCGAACGCCTACATCCTGATCCCGCAATCGAACACCAATCAGCCGAACTCCTACCAGAACGGGATCGTCCTCGGGTTCGTGACGGCGAATGCCAACACGGGAGCATCCACGGCGAACTTCCAGGGTCTTGGCGTAAAGAACATCAAGTACCGTGGCGGCATTGACCCTTCGGCTGGCGATATCTTTGGTCGCATCACGGTTATCTATGACTCGGCGAATGATTGGCTTGAGCTCCAACGCAAGCCCGCTACGCCGTTGTCGCAGATCCGCCCGGTGAGCGCGGCAGTTTCTGGTAACGCATTGACGGTTGCACTGGACCCGGTGGTTATTGACTTCCGGTCGCCATCGCTTTCTAACGCCACGATCAACAGCCGGACCATGACGGCCTCGGTCTCATTGGTTGCCCCGATCGGCGCCACCCTGGGTACCGTCAGCGGCGTTCAAAGCCAGATCGCGATCATAGCCATTGATAACGCAGGCACCGTAGAGCTGGCTATGATCAACTTGGCCGGTGGGGCAGTCCTCGATGAAACCACCCTGATCAGCACGCAGGCTATTTCTGCGGCGTCAACATCGGCCCAGGTCTTCTACTCCCAGTCTGCCCGGGCTGGCGTCCCATACCGCGTTATGGGAATGGTTCAATCCACGCAGCCAGCGGCAGGTACTTGGACGAGTCCGCCGAGCAAGATCCAAGGCCAAGGTGGTCAGGCGTTCTTCGGCCTGAACTCCGGATACCTCTCGGTGATCGATTCGAAGCCAAACGGCACGGCAGGCGGCGGCATCACCTTGGGGGCATTCCGAACCCGAGACCTGAATACGATCGAGATCAACGAAATCCCGGGCGCCTCTCTGTCGGCCAACCAGGTCACGCTTCCGGCTGGGACCTATATCGCGGATATCTCCACGGCCCTGTTCTTCGCAGGGGATGCACGCATTCGACTGCAAAACATCACTGCCGGCACAACCGTTTTTGAGGGCGTCAACGCGGTAGGGCTCGGCACTGGCACACTGGCTACGCCTATTTTGGTCATGAACAGGAAGTTCACGCTCGCCGCGACCTCTGTGCTTGAGCTGCAAATCCGCTCGGCGGTTACGCGACTGACCGATGGGCTTGGCTTGGCGGCCAGCCTCGGAACGTCTGAAATCTATTCTCGCATCACATTCCGGAGAGTTTGACTATGGATCTTGATCTTGCAGTGGCGATTGGTGAGGCCGTTCCTGCGGCGGAATATGGCGGCAGCACCACCGCCAACACCCGGGAAAGCTTCGACCTGCTGACCTGGAATGACCCACGACCGAAGCCGACGTGGGAAGAGGTTCTTGAGGCCTGGGATGTCTGGTCATCGCGGTACATCTTCGAAGAGAAGAATGCGGCGGAACAGGCGTGGCGCCGCGCGGAATTGGAGGAAAGCACAAGCCAGATCCATCGCTTCGAGGATGGCGATGAGGATCGCGCGCCAGGCACGCTCGAACAATGGCGGGCTTATCGCAAAAGCGTGCGCCACTGGGTTGCTGGAGTTGACGGCTACCTCGACGAGTCCATGCGACCGAAGCGGCCAGAGTAGGAAACATTCGGCGACATTGATCGCTTAGCCCCATAGAGCCGGCGCGCCTATCATCAAACCGATATGGCGCGCCGGCCATTTTAGAAACTCGCTCTCCGATGCCCTGGCGCTCCAATGCGCCCTTCCCCATCAGTCGGAGATTCCCCATGAGACGCTTACTTGTCGCGCTGGCTCTATTGCCGTCGCTGTCCTTTGCTACGCCTTTCGACCTTCTTCTCAATCAGCGCAACATCGCGGACACCGCGACCATCCTCCGTCAGGTGGCCAGCCCTGGCATCGGCTCTACCGGCGTCCTGATCACTCAGCGACAAACCGGGCTCCCCGTCCTGTACACGCTGAATAACTCGTTCATGATCGACGACAACACCAAAACTGTGGCTTCGGCCTCGGACTGGTCGAACGTGACCAATCGACCGATCTTCGCGACGGTCGCACTCACAGGGGATTATAACGACCTGATCAACAAGCCCTCTGGAGCTGGCCAGGTCAACGCAGATTGGAATGCCGTGTCAGGTATGGCAGAGATCCTCAACAAGCCTGCACTGGCTGCTGTCGCGACATCAGGGTCATATTCCGATCTCATCGACGAGCCAGTCATCCCGGCGCCCCAGGTAAACAGCGACTGGTCGGCCTCGGCGGGACTTAGCCAAATCCTGAACAAGCCCACCACCCTTTCGGGATTTGGTATCACCGATGCGTATCCGTTGTCGGGCAACCCATCAGGCTTCCTTACCGCCATCACCAGCAGCCAGGTCACGGGCGCTCTCGGCTTCACGCCCTACAGCTCGGCCAACCCTTCCGCATTCGTCAGCGCTTCCGGCGCACGCACGGCCATATCGCTGACCACCACCGGCACCAGCGGAGCAGCCACCTACAACAATTCGACGGGCGTGCTCAACGTTCCGAACTACGCGGCAGGGACTGGCACCGTTACCAGCGTCACGGCGGGCACCGGCCTCAGCGGCGGCACGATCACCACCAGCGGCACGATCAGTCTGCCCAACGTGGGATCGCCAAGCACTTATTCGACCGTCACCACAGACTCCCAAGGCCGCGTGTTCTCCGGTACGCCTCGCTCCCAGGCGTCTGCCACTCGCACCCTGAACACCGGCTTCCAAGTCAGCTCAAGCCGTGACGCACTTGGCATCTACAGCGTGCAATGCACCATCACCGCGAACATCGCTGGCGGGCAGGCCTGCGACATCATTCTGGAGATCGCCAGCGACTCAGGGTTCACCGCGAACGTGCAGACCGTTGGTATCGCCGGCACCGGACAGACCTACACCCTTGCAGTTGCCATCCAAGGCGTTCAACCGCAAACCGTTCAGTTGTCCGGCATGATCCCCGCCGGCTATTACGCTCGACTGCGCACCGTCAACGTGAGCGGATCCCCGACGTATTCCTTCCGCGCCGCGCAAGAAATCCTGCTGTAACAAAAAGGGACCATTGCGGTCCCTTTCTTCATTCCTTCTTATCGAACATCAGCGACTTGTCGTACTCATCATCGCGCACCCGGTCGGCGTGTTGCCTCTGCCTGATCCTGCTGCATCGCCGATGGTTTCCATGGCTCCGTGGGCTCTTGCATACGTCGCATTGGTAATGCAGCTCCGGCGCGCCGGCTTGGAGTTTTCCTTTCATGGCTTTCCACCCTGCACGCCAGTAAGTTTCGAAAGGTTGCTCTTCCCTCCAGACTCTTCCCAGCTTGTCGATCCAGAACAGTTCGTAAAATACCGATAAGATCCGTCTTTGAATCGGTAGAAGGTACAGCCGTCCACTGTGAAAAGTCGCTCAACCAGAAAATCAGAGCCAGCCTTTATCGATGTCTCCGGCTCTTTCAGGCATCCACTCAAGGCAATTGAAATGGTGACCAACGCCGCAACCCGTTTCATTCCTCCACCTGCTTGCGGTAGCCGGCGTCGTAGAGCATGGCGATTGGGCATGGTCCAAGCTTGGGCGTCGCCCAGCTAATTTCGTCGCGCATATACTGAATTGCCTTCTCCCGCTCTTTCGCCGCGATCTGCTCTGGCGTGCTAATTGGGCGAAGTGCTCCCTTGGCATGCTCACTTACAGCAAACAGATTTCCGCAATTTACCCAGATCACGGCGTAGCCATCCCGGATAGCCACGCACTCACCCAAACGCCATCCGTCGTTGGACTTGTATTCCAATGGGCCTTCAGGGGGCAGCCCTTCGCCATTCCAAACATACTTCGCCTTCACCTCCGAAAGCGGCTTGAGCCGGCCTGCGTCCGCGTCGTCGATGCCTTCTTGGATTTGTTCGGCGCCATCCCCTGTCTTAGCCGGAGGAAGCTTTATCAGGGTGTCTCTCTTATCTGGGAACGGTTTCCATTGCATGATCCATAGGCGACCATCGAATGAATACCAATTTGCTCCGTCGGCCTTCATCCAGTCATAAGTTCTGTCGCTATCGTATGGCGCGATATTGCAATGCGTAGCACCTTCCGGCCTTTTGCTCAGATCAATTTCCATCGGTCAATCTCCAGTCAGAGTTTCAAAAGTCCTTCGCGGACCAGGGTTTTAAATAAGGGTCTTTGTCAGTTCAAGCAGTTCCGCTTCCGTGCCGAATTCTTCGATGAAGCGGTTCTTCGATCCGTGGATGCTAGGCACAGACAGGCCAGCGGTTCCACGGTGATGCATCGAGCAAAGTGGAATCGCATCGTAGTGGCTGGCCTTCTTTCCCAGGCCGGTACCTGCGCGCGGATGATGGATCTCAGCCGGCGTCCCAGGTGTGCCTTGGATAAAGCATGCAACACAACCTAATGCTGCGACTTTGCCCAGGTGTTGCCGTTCTGCGGTTTTCATTATGCAAAGGTCCCCATCTGATCTGCTGCTGCCAGGGCTTCATCCTCTGTCCCAAAATGCGAGGACAGCACCAGGCGCCAGCAGGCGTTAAACACGTCTTTGTAGAGGGCCGAGAACGCGAGATCGTCCATCTTTCCCCAGGATATGGACTTGGCCACCTTCTTCACGCCGTCTGGCGTTCTGACCAAATCGTAATGTCCGGCATCGATCGTGATGAACTCGCGGAATGCTTCCCGGCTTTTGTCCACGGCAGGAAATCTAACTGCTCGATCGGCCTCAAGCTTTCGGATGTAGGCCTGCACTGCGTCCGTGAGCTGCCCTGGCCGACCATTCAGCTCTTCGAAGTACTTGGCCAGCCCTTCGATGCCGCGCAGCTCCTGGCGAGGCACAAGACCGCCGGTTGGCTCCCAGTAAGACCACGCCAAGTCGAGCATGGCGAAGAATTTCCCGTGGAGCCTCGCGTTCCGCATCTTCTTGAAATCACCGTGGATTGTGGAGCCGAACTTGATCTTCTGGATCAACTCACGATCCGCCTCCGTGGCGCCGATCAATCCGTTTGCTGTGCGTACAAGAGCCAGGTCCATGGGTCAGCTCGTCAGGTCGATGATTTTCTGTGTGCGCTCTTCCATGATTTCGTAGAAGACCTTTGTGCGCTCGGCGAGCTTCTTGATCATGGCTTCGTCGCGATAGATACGAGTGTGGAACAGCGGCATTCCAGGGAAGAAGGATGCGAAGTCCAGGTGATCGCGCTCGCTGAGCCAGATCCCGGTCTGGCACTGTACGACGTGTTCAGGCGGCACCACGCCGCCGAGGATCACTGTGATCTGATGTTTCGGCAGCTTGGTCTTGATTTCCACCAGGCCGTCTTCGCCCACCAGGCCGTCAGGGCTGTATCCGCACCCATGGTTTAGGATGATCCCGCAACTCAGGATCTCGATCCCAAGGCGTTCGCTCACGAAAGCCCGGGCGACAGGCTCCAGTTCGTGCCCGCGCTCGGTATGGCGGTTGCCCTCGAACTTGTCAGCCGGCTCCCCGGTGAACCGCTCGCCGATCAACTGGTTCATGAGCGTGAAAGCGCCGTCGCCCAGGCCGGATTTGTCCTTGCCGTTGACAAGCAGGCAGCCCATGACCGAGGCCGTCAAAATGCCGCTGCGCGCCGAGAACCACTCATCCGTTCCCTGCTCGCAATTCAGGTAGATAGGGCAGCTCATTCTGCTTTTTCCTGTGCCTTCTCGTTGTTCTTGGCCGACGTGGTGAGCTGGTTGAGCACCGTATCGAAGGCCTTGCGAGGGATTGACGAGACGTCCGGGTAAAGTTTTTCGAACGCTGCTTGCGCCTTGGCGCTGCACTTGATCAGCAGGGCTTGGAGCTGGCGAACCTGGATGTCTGTGATGACAGGCTCCTGGCTCGACGGAACTGCAGAGTAGGCGTCGTCATCTTCGCCGCGCGTGGTGATGTTGAGCAGGGCGCACATCACGTAGCGCTTTCCGTAGCTGGTGGTAGACCCAACTGACTGAACGGCGTTCTTGCTGCCGGATGTATCCAGAGGGAGCAACATGGTGGTGCTTTCTCGGTGCCCGGCTCGGTGCATGAGGATCCCGGTAACGCTCAGGCCAGCTTGTGCGTGCTCAACCTTGAACGAAATCGCGAAGCCATGGGTCTTCATGATCGGCTTCACAATGTCGCTGATGTCTTCAAGCGTGGCGTACTTGATTGTCCCGTGCCCTTTGGCGCGCTCTGCGATGGTCGGGATCTCGCACTGCATTTCCGCCATGGCCGCGTTGAAGGCCGACTCTGCATCGCGCTTCATGATCCGCTCTTGCATGTCCAGCATGCGTTCCAGGGCGTCCATGTTGATGTCAGGCATTAGTGCTACGCGCTCGACAATGCTCATGAATGACTGGGCCTGCGATGCGGACAAGGCCTGTGGCTGTGCGTGTTGGATGACGTCTGTTTTGCTCACGGCTTTATTCCTTGGTCAGAGTTTGAATTCAACAACGTCCAGCAGGCGGTCGAGGCGAACCCCGCGCGCCAGCTTTTCGTCGATGGCCTGGAGGAGAAAGGCGTTCATCGACATGTGCTTTGCCTTGGCGGCGTCGGCAACGCTTTGGCGAGTGGTTTCGCTGTCGAATCGAACGACGAACTTGTCACGGGATGCGGCGTCTTCTTGAAATTTCTGCTCGCTGATATGGGTCATTGCGTGATTCCTTTTTAGTGGGTGTGAGCGAATCATACCGCCATCAAATAAATAGCGCAATTGCAAATCACAGGAAATAAAAAGCCCCGACAAAAGCCAGGGCTGGGGGTGATTCGTGGATCAGGCTACAAGGTCGGCCAGTTTGGCGATGACCGTGTATTCATTGCCGCTCGGGTCCTGCTTGCTGATTACAGGTCCTATCGTTCCTTCGTCGAGCAATGCCAGGGCCAAGTGCTTGGCGCGTTCCTTGTCGATCCTGAAGCGGTCGGCGAGCTGATCCAGGCTTATTGTCCCACCGCGCAGCACCAAGACCATCTGGATATCGTCGAGAGAGAGAGAGCCGTACATTGCGGGAGCGGGTTTCTGTGGGCGCATGATCATTCCTTGCTGGGGTGCTTGACCTTGCAAGCAACCGCGATGTCGATTTGTTGCCGGAGCCACGCGGCGCCGAGGTTTTCGGTGAAGTACTGCCAGCGCTGGTCATCCATGCGGACGTTCCGCGTCTTTTGCAGCGGCCCTTCGGAAGGCTTCGGCCCTGGGCGCTTTCGTTCGGTTTCTTGCTGGGTCATGGTCGGCCTCTGTGGGAGCGAAATAGCCCGGAAGGCCCGGGCTACTTGTGGGAGCGAGAATTAAGCCGGCTGATCGACTGTGAAGATGCCCGTCTCGGCATCTTCGTAGCCAAGAACTCCTTCAAGGACGAGCTCGTCAATTGCCTCAAACGCCTGAGCCTCGTCGATGTCGAAGAAGACAGCAGTCCCACTGATGGTGGCGCGGCCATCTGCGATCACCTTGGCCTTGATCTTCTCGAACAGCTCGTCGCTGATGGCTGGAACGTCGCCATCAGCGGTTGGCGCAGGCCCGGCGCCAGTCCGCACAATCTGGTACTCGCCCTTCTCGTCCACGGACAAGATGCCTTTCTCGGCCAATTCAGCCTGGATGACCACGGCCTTGGGATGGCCGATCTTCAAATGGTTCTGCAGCGAGGACGCGCCGCACACCTGCTGCTTGGCGATGAACTCGATCGCGTCGGCCAGCAGCTTCGGAGGGATTACCACAGGTTTGGCAGCGATAGCGGCGGCAGAAGTCGGGCTTGGTTCTTTCTTCTCGGCCTTCTTGGCGCTGGCCGGCGATGGGCTTTCTTGATCCAGCGGGAGCGAGTGCTGGTCCTTGTCGGCCTGGATGGTGTCCATGCCATCACGGAACTGACGCTCGTATAGGACGATGACCACTTCCCCCTTGTCTTGAACCTTCGAAATCAGCTCGTTGTAATGGTCCTGGTCGCTTTTGATTACGACAGTGCATGCGCCTGTCGAGACTTCGAGCTTCTTGCACTGGGCGACCACATAGGGGCTTCCTGCGCTGGATATGGCGCGAGCAATCGTAATGGCCAGGTCTTCATAGTTCTTGGTCAGCTCGGCGATCACGGCGTCCTGTTGAGCCTCACCCATGTTGTTGTAGCAGACCTGATAGCGGCGCATCTGGTCGCGGGTTGCGTTCACCATTCCATGAACGATCAGCCGGGCATCTTTTTCGATGGGCGATACGCCGTCTTTTTCAGCAGCGGCGATGATGGCGCGTTGTTCTGGTGACATTTGGCATTTCCTGTTTTGGTTGAGAAATCAAAAGACAGGAGAGCCAAGGGGATTGCATCGGTCATTGGTCTCTCCAGTTACAGCGGTCTGGTGTGATTGTTGCGTTAGCGCAATTGCGCGTCAATCTTTATTCTCGGGTTCCTCCTCTGGAATGCTGGCGGCGAAAACGCGGCGATGAAACTGCTCGTTCTTCTTGCGGCGGATGACCATGTAAGCGTGCCCTTCGGACATCATTTCATGGCGCTTGTCCGGGTCCATCCAGCCGACGTGGGAGCCTGGCATTTCGGCCTGCATCTGCACTCTCGCGACGAGCCGGAGGTGTTCGCGCATCACCTCGTTGAGATCCTGCACAGAGATCTCGACGATCGCTTGTCCGTTGGACATGGCCCGGTGCATCGACGCAAGCACGTATTCGGCGGCTTTACTCATGGCTGCGTGCCTTGGCGCAGGCTTTCCAGCCTTCCCACAGGTCAGGGAAAGGAGTACCGGCGCCGACCGATTCCCAGTGAGCGCGACATAGGGCCAGCTCTTTTTCCTCGTCGTATGAAAGTTGACCCGGCTGCTCTTTCCCTGAAAACGCCCAGGCCGTTGGCCCTAGGCACATTTCCGTTGCGAGATCTCGCGTTATCTCGCTGATTGTTTCTCGGTCGAGTCTCTTCCCGAATTGGTTCCTCAGCGCGAGCACAACCGTGTGGACCATCGTGCCGAGGCGCGTCGATAGAATTTCGTCACTCATTTTCAATCCTCGTCCGGAATCGCAGTTCCCCAGGAACCGCACTTAGGGCATTGGCCGTGCCTGGCAAGCCAGACGCTGGCATCGGTGTAACAGTGGCAGTTGCTGCATTCGGCGCGCTCGGGCTCGTCGGGCGGGTCGAGGGGAGGGCTCCCGACGTAAACTGGATTCGTCGGCTTCACGTCACACCCCCATCATCACGATGATCACAAGGCAAATCAGGCTGATAGCCAGGTCGTATCGCGTTGGGCCGATCATGGATTAACTCCGATCACCTTAAGCAAATTGAAGACGCCGCGACCTTGGCGAGCTCCCCCCCGTTGGATGTACTTACCGGTCCCAGGCCAGAAATCGACCACATGCTCGCCATGGCTGACTATCAGATGGGCGCCCATGTTCTTGCTTTCGAATTGAACCCCACGCTCCGTAAGGATGGCTGCACTTTTCTCTCGATTGTCGGCTCGCCTAGCCTGGCTTTCTCCAGACCATCCAAGCTGCGCTGTGCGATCGATATCTCTCACAGCACCACCTCCGCCCGCCACATTCCATTGATGCGCGCCGGCTGGCGCACCCACACCACGGAGGCGAAGTCATCGCAGCCGAGGCCAAGAATTGCTTTGATCAATCCGGTGAAGTCTTTTGCGATGATGCTCATGGTTGCCTCCAGGGTGACGTTATTCGGTGGGCGGCTTCAGATTGTTGATCGACTTGATAACGTTCAGAATGTGTTGCGCCTGAACTTCCATGGTTTGATCGGATTTGTTTTGCTGGCATGTCGATTCAGAGTCGGCCTGCTGCCAGTAAATTTGCCCAAGGGAGAAAGACCGGCGCAAAGCACTCTCAACCATTGCAACGACTTCAGCAGTCCAGGCCGCATTCCGCTGCTCTGTGGCGGCCTCATAATCTAGGCGGCTGACCAGCTCGACATGAACGTCGTCAATGCTCGTTACCAGATTGCGCTGTAGCGCTTCACACTCCGGCATGTCATAGAACATATCGATATCGCCAAGCTCTCGATTATCGAAAAGCCCCCCAAGCACGAGAGTCGCCAGGGTTTTTACTTCACTCAGCTTGTCGCTGCACTTGATCCAATCGCTCATGGCGACCTCCAGTGTTTTGGGTTAGGCGGTGGGTCACGGGGTATGCCTTCCTTCGCCACGGCACTTCCAGCAACTTGATTCGCCGCTGTGATGGGGGCCGTGAGAGATCAGATAACCAGTCCCTGTGCAGGTGCGGCAGGTTACTTTTTCGCGCTCACGCTTGAGCACCGCCTCGGTGTCAGCCAGTTTGCGAATCATCGGATCGGCGGGACGGAATGAGTACTCACTGATGCTTTCAGCAATTCCGGCCGCATCTTCAGCAATCAACGCAATCTGCTCGGCAGTTGCTGTAACGCCATGGCTATCCAAGGATTCGCCTATAAGCTCCTTCCAAAGTTCAACGCTCATGACTCTCTCCATCTGATTGATTGCCTTCTCAGGCGTTTGGTTAATCGTTCGCTCGGCGCCGGGCTTCTTCGCAGCGCTTAATTTCTGCGGCTGACACAACGAGCTGCGCGGTATTGCACTCTGCCCGGTGGGCGCGCCATGTGTTTGTGTCGAGCAATCCGGTGATGTGAAGCGTATCGGCCAGCTCGCGAGCCGCCGCGATGTTCTCCCGGGCAATCACCGGCCACCGCGGATCCTTCGCCAGCGCCAGCAATTGATCGAAGCGCTGCTTCAAGATCTCCGGCATGACCGTAACGGGGCCCGACTCTTCGTGCGGGAACCGTGCGCAGGCCTGGGCCAGAGCGCTTTCCGCCAGGGATCGTTGCTCGTCTTGGGTGTGGGTCATTGCAAATGGTCCTCTATTTTCGAGGTGGATCCGACCCATTCGCCATCGGCGATCATTTGGCGGAGACGTTTTTCCTGTGCGTCCCCGGCTGCGGCCCCGGCTGCGTCCCAGGCTGCGTCCCTGGCTGCGTCCCAGGCTGCGTCCCAGGCTGCGTCCCAGGCTGCGTCCCAGGCTTCGGCCCTGGCTGCGTCCCAGGCTGCGGCCCTGGCTGCGGCCCTGGCTGCGGCCCAGGCTGCGGCCCTGGCTGCGGCCCTGGCTGCGCCCAAGGCTGCGTCCCAGGCTGCGCCCAAGGCTGCGTCCCAGGCTGCGGCCCTGGCTGCGTCATCGCACAAACCATTGGCGAACTGCTCAGCAACATCCAGAGCATTGAGCGAGCGAGGATCTGTCATCAGATGTTGAACCTGTCGAGCAGCCCACACGCCAAACAGCCGGAAGTCGCGGTCGTGGCCTTTGAAAGCACGGGCGCACCACAAGGCATCGTCCAGGCCGTTGCTATCGAGGATGGCCAGTAGCGATAAAGGCTCATCGTCTGCCTTTGTCTTGCCAAGAGTGTTTAGCAGCTTCCGCCACCCTTCCGTGCAAGGATCGCATTCGCGTATTTCGTTGAGAGTGGTCGTAAAGGTCATCGGTGGCGCTCCTGTGTTGGTACTGCCAAAGCCCCAGTTAAGGGGCTTTAGGTGGAAGCTTTGGCATAACGTGAATCGGTGTAGCCCTAACGACAAGTTGTCGTCCAAGTCGATAAGAATCCCCAAAAATTGTTAGTCCCATAAATCCTTTCTTGATGTCTTTTCTGCATACCGTCATAAGCCTGCCTTGGTGTTCAATGCAGTCTCCAACCTTGATGTCGGAGACGTGGACCTCTTCCCGGATAACCTGCATTACAGCGCGATAACTACGTCGGCCAAGAAACGCGCCTTTGCTTCAGGGTAGGTATTTACGGCGTAATCGAAATGCGCTTCGATCATCGCGGCTACGGACTCCTGATTGAAGCCACCCTTGATCAGCAGGTTGATTACTTTAGCTTTCATCTCGTCTTGCTCCGTTGTTCGTTTCGATTGGCAAACGATAATGCAATTGCGCTGATGCGTCAACACATGAAGCGGTAAATATTTGCATGAAATTTCCTCAGTCCTCTTGAAGCGGGACTGATCGCGGTCTATCATCTGGCCACCACCCAATAGGAGTTGCCGCTATGAATGCACCGTTATCCCTGCGAATGGCCCTGGCCAAAAGGGGCTTCAAACAGTCGAAGCTCTGCGAAATTACCGGCATGAGCAGCACGGCAGTAAGCCGGCTGACCACGCATCCGAATTGGACTTGCGGGAGCCTTCAGCGAGTGTCCGACGCGTTCGGCATGAAGGTCAGTGACTTTGTTAAATTGGGGGAAGAGTAGTCATGGCTGATCTGAAAGTTGGTCACTCTCGATGCAAGTGCCCGGCGTGCGGGAATTTCTTCAATAGCGCCGCTGCCTTCGATAAGCACAGGGTCGGCTCACATTCCGAAGGAAGGAGCTGCCTCGGCGAGGATGGGATGAAGGCAATCGGAATGGACACCAATTTGGATGGCTACTGGGTCACGTCCCTTCGACCGCTGGGCATGTCGTTTTCTGACGAGGAGGACTGATGTCAAGCTGGGTAAAGCTCTCTCGAAAGCTGGCGACCAGCGCGATAGCGGCGAAACCTGAATATCTGGCGGTGTGGATTCACTTGCTGCTGTCCGCCTCGTACAAAGAAGGGGAAATTCTTGTCGGCAGGCAGGTTGTCAGGCTTTTACCGGGTCAATTGGTGTTTGGACGGCAGAAATTTGCCGAGAAGGTAGGAGTATCCGAGAGTATTTGTCGCAGTGCCCTAAAAGTGCTGGAAAATCTCCAGCAGATAACCATCAAATCTGAGACAAAATTCTCAGTAATAACAATAACTAAGTGGTCATTTTACCAGGAGGCATCGCCAGCAAATGACCAGCAAGTGACCAACAAGCGACCAACAAGTGACCACAATAAAGAAATACAAGAACTACAAGAAGAAGATCAAAAGCTATTGGCACCAGCTTGCGCTGATGCCGTCACTCCGAAGAAGGCGAGAAAGGCAAAAGTTGTCGCTGATCTGGTCGGGGTTGATCAGATGGTTTCTGAGGGATGCCTGCTTGAACACGCCAGGGACTTCCTGACGGTTCGGAAGAAGAAGCGCGCAGATTTGACGCCAACGGCCTGGGCCGGAATTGTCAGGGAGGCGTCGAAGGCCGGCATACCGGTCGGGCAGGCCGTACAGGTTTCGGCTGAGCGAGGCTGGCAGTCGTTCAAAGCATCGTGGGATTGGAGATCGGAAAATGTCGCACGACAACCAAACACCGGAGCAGGCCGGGCGCCAAGCCTTAGCCTCGTTGACCAGGTCCGCTTGCATAACGCGCAAAAGGTTGAGCCCAACCGAGCAGCGCGACCGGGATTTGAGAAATCTCCCGAACTATGGGATCCCGGAACACCTCCGTCCGGAATCGACTGGGACGGAGAATTTTCCGCCATCGACGCTAATGGCAAAATTGTGGGAGCTCATGACTGAGCTGTACGGCCACAAGTGGACCAGCGTTCACGGGATGGGAGACGACTCGGGGAACTGGGCGAAGATCTTCACCGGCATCACAGGGGCTCAGTTGGCCTATGGGGTGAGGGCGTGGACCGATCAGGGCACGGACGCTTCCAAGTGGCCACCTGACGCGCCATCGCTGCGTGACATGTGCCTGTCTGGCGGAGGGTCGGTTGAAATCCCATCACCCGAGCGGGCGTGGAAGGAGGCGGTCGAGGCGAGCACTGATCCAAGCATCTGGAAATTCAGCCATCCGATCGTTGAAGAGGCTGGACGACTGACTGACTGGTACAGCATTCGCCACGGCATCCCGAAGGCCGAGACGGTAAACAATCGATTCAACAAGCGCTATGCGGACCTGTCGGCGAAGTTGCAGCGAGGCGAGCAACTGGTTGACCGGCAACTGCAGCTCACCCACCAGGGTATCGAGGATGAGCGCAAGCGGTCCGACGCGGCGAATGACTTGCTGATCAAGCAACGAATCCGCGACCAGGGTCTGGACGAGAAAAGCACCGAAGAAATCCGTGCGGAACTGCTGGCAAAGCTGGGGATTAAGCGATGAGCCGGCCACCCAGTAAGCCCAGGGCCAAGCAATTCCCTGGAAACATCCCCTGCAACGCCTGGCGCTGCAACGGGCAGAAGGACGGAAAGTATCACGCAGCGTTCGCCGCGACATGGTGGGACGCCTGCAAGCGGTGGCATGAAACAAACCCGGGCGATCTGAACGACCGCCCATTCTGACCAAACTGGAGTAACGACCGATGACGAACGAAACCGAAATGACCCGCCGCGCCCTGTACGGGTGCCTCGACCGAATCCGCCGAGCTGCAAAACATCGTGTGCTGACGGCTGAATTTGAAGAAAGACTCGAAGAACACCTGGAGGCTCTGCGCAAAGATGCCCGGGAAGGAGCTCTATGTCGCGCAGGAGGCGAGATCAGCAGTGAGGGCGTACGTGTGGTGCCGCAACGGACTGATCTCGCAATAGAGAGCCTTGTGCGAGGCCACGTAACAATTCTTAGCGAAGCCGCCGACCGCCAACGCGAAGCCCTCCAATGGAAGGAGTCCTACGAATCCCTCCTTGAGTCCACGAAACGCGCCCGGGCAATCATCGATCGGCAGCGCCAGGCGATTCGTGCGCTTGCCAATGAGCTGGCCGAGGCAACGAAGGCGGCGAAGAAGATCGGCCTTTTGCGCCGATTCTTCAGCCCGAGCAACGGAAATTGATCGGCCTGTTCATCGCCGGCTGGAGCCTGATCAGCCTATTCATTTTGGCCGCGCTGTGCGTGGCGAGCGTTAAGCCCCAGGAGGGTGTATGGAAAGCGTGAAGCGTTATGGAAGCATCACCGGCTTGTTTGCTGCTACACCGGAAATATTGAAGTTGTTCCCAGGCCTTACGGTGTATGTGAACGCCGCCGACTTCGACCGCGTGTCCGCCGAGAACCTGGCCCTACAGCAGCGCCTCACAGTGCAGGGTCAGCGGGTTGATGATCTAACCAAGGACTTCACTGCACTGCGGGACGTGGCGCGAGAGTGTGAACGGTTGGCTAGCAGCTACTCCCCATGCCTAGACAGCGTGGACGAAAACGGCGGTGACGATCACGAAGACCCGACCTGCGCAATATTCCATCGGCTCTACTACGCAATATTCGACGCTGACAGAGCCCTCAAACCAACCGCCGAGGCTGTAAGCCATGACCAATAAAACAATCACCCCGTTACGATGCCCTTTCTGCGGATGTGAACCAAAGGCTACCCGTACTTCCGGAGACGAACGCGACGGTTATGCCCTTCGTATTTCCTACGTATGCGCGGGGTGCGGGTGTTCCCGCGGGGCAGTTGGTGAATCTGGCAAAGGTTGGTATGCCGACAACAGCACCGTAGACCTGCGAGCTCTGGCCGCGTGGAACACCCGCGCCGCCCTGGCTGACCCTGTGCCGCCTGCTGATCAAGAAGAATGCGCTCATGACTTCAGGATGTTCATGAGTGAGTGCGCAAAATGTGGCGAGCCTTACACAACTGAACCTGTTCCGCCTGCTGGCGTGGATCTTGTCGAGTGTGATCGATGCCCGCGTAGCCATGGCTGTGTTGGTGTTTGCCTCAGGATTGAATCCAGATGAGTCGCGCAGGCGTACGCGCCGCGCCAAGGCCACTTCACGGGATCGCGATAAACGATGCTTCCTACATCACTCAGAAAAGATCCGGGAGCTGCCCAATCTATAGGCGCTGGCGTCATGTGTTGCGCCGAGTACTTGACCCGAATGAGCCAAGCTTTGGCCGGTCGAAAATCTGCGATGAGTGGCTGAGGTATTCGGCATTCGAGTCTTGGATGCGGCAGCAGCAGTGGGAAGGCCTGGAACTGGACAAAGACATTCTTGGCGATGGAAGCCGAATATATTCGCCGCAAACATGCGCTTTCGTTCCTCAGTACCTGAACCAAATCATCAACTGCATAAAGACGAAGACTGAAGGGTCTTGCTTGATCGGTACGCGGAAGAACAAACGCGGAATGTTCGAGGCTAAATGCAACATCGGCAATTCACAGTCAGTCGGGTTGGGCGCCCATGCAACCGAGCTTCTGGCGCATCGCGCATGGCAGGCGGAGAAAGTCCATCAGCTTGAAATTGCAGTCCATCGGTACGCTGGAGAGCCGTTCTTCAGAAGTGACGTTGCTGAAGCTCTCATGAATCGGGCGTGGATTTTGCGCCTACAAATCACACGCGGAGAAATTACCCATGCAATCTGATGAATTGGTTCTGGAAAACGCTCGGCTACAGGCTGAAGTGGAACGGTTGAAATCGCTTAGCGTTGAAAGCATCATGATTGAAGTTATTCCCGGTCGTGATGGCATGGGCGAAGAAGTCTATGCAAAGTCTGTTGCTGATGTGCAGAAGGTGTTCAGCAAGTTTGTAGACGCTAGCGAGACGCTGCAAGCCGAACTGACCAAGGCGCGGGAGTTGCTTGCCGATTTTGCACAATGGTACGACGAGCCAAGGCTTGCCCGACCGGCTGTGCAAATACAGCGAGACGTTAGAGTCTTCCTCTCCAACCAATCCGCGCCAGCCGGCAAGGGGCGAGGTGAGCCGGTGGCTTGCACTCACGGAATCCGCGCCCCACATGCGTGCGATGAGTGCGAAGCGCAAACCGTTGTTCCTGATTATTGGGAAGATCCTGACACCGGAACCTGTATCGATCAGTGGTCGAAGATCCAAGAATTGAACGGAACCGAGGCGTATACCGTCCCTCTGTATCGACACGCCGATCAGCCCGCGCCGGTAGCGGTGGTGATGCCTGCCAAGCGTGAAATGCGGCCGTTCCAGACAGTCGACCTTGGGAGTATCAACTATATCGCTGGATGGAATGCGTGCCGCGACGAAGTAGGCCGACTCAACCCAAACCAGCAGGAGACAACATCCTTCGACCAGAGCGCCGCACTCGAAGCGCTTGCTCGGCAGATCTACGATTCATGGGAAAGCCAGCCTGGGTTCCATCCATGGGTGAATGGCGGCAACAGCCTAAAGCAGGGCGAGGCTCGCCATATCGCGAGACAGATGTTCGAACTGGCCATGGCCAATCAAAGCAAAGAATGATTTGCGCAATTGCGTGATTCAAGTAAACTGACAAGGCGCCCACAAGACCAGGGCGCCTTTTCACCTTCTGGAGATCGACCGATGAGAGATAAGCCGAAGTGCCCGGTGTTCGGGTGCAACATTCCACGTGGAATTCCACATTCACATCCAGCCGGCGTTTCGTCGGTGATGCGTGATCCGGCTATGCCGCTGGATAAGGCTGAGCGATCCGAGCTTGAACGCCTGCGCCGACAACTGCGCGCGTCCGCTGTCGAGGCCGAGCGCCGCGCAATGGATCCGCCCCGCTATACCTTCGTGAAGATCGTTGGCCGAATCTGCCTGATGATCGCCATCGCCTTCGGCCTGT